ATAAAATAAAATAATATGTTAAAAGAAATACAACAAAAAACAGCAACTAAAAGAAGTGAAAGTATTGGGCACTTACTATCACCAAAACCTACAATTGATATTCTATTGTATGAGGGAGTATCAGATGATTATAGGGATATAATCCTTCATAGAACGGATGGTAGGAGAGAGGTGATACATATTAACCATATAGAAACTCAAGCGAACCCTGACAAAGGATATACTGAAAAACTATGGTATGGAGTATCATCAACAGGTTGGTTAATATATGTTTACCACGGTGAGAATGGTATAGAATACACTAAGTGTTTTGATAGTACTGATGTGGTTACTACACTAGCACAATATAAAAAGAAATTTGGATAAGTGAAAATAATTTCGTATCTTTGTATTAATTCATAGTTGATTAGCTTATTAGGGGAGATTGTAGTTGGTCTCCCTTAATTTTACGTTTTTCTGAAAACACACTATTTATATACAACTACTTAAATAAAAGGAAATGGCAAAAAGATTTACTGACACAAACAAGTGGAACGATGTATGGTTCTCACAATTACCAAATGACTACAAGTTAGTTTGGATTTATATACTAGATACTTGCGATAATGCTGGTATATGGTTAAAGAATATTAAAAATCTTAATTTCTTCTGTAATACTAATTTAACTGAAGAAGATTTAATTAAAACATTCTCTGATAAGCTTTCTAAAGTTACTGAAGAAAAATGGATAGTAAATAAGTTTTGTACTATTCAGTATGGTGATAATTTCTTAGAAAGTAAAAATAAAGCAGTTCTTGCAGCAATTAAAACATTAACAAATCTAAATTTAATTAAAGATGTTAATGGTATCGCTACACTATCTATACCCTATCTATACCCTATGGATACCCCCAAGGAACAAGAACAAGAACAAGTTAAAGATAAAGTTAAAGAACAAGAACAGGAAAAGATTAAAGAGAAAGAACAAGAGTTTGATAAAGTTTTTGCTGACATGTTATAAACAATAAGTTATGGGACACGAAGAATTATATAGTAAATACCAATCCTTATTCAGCCAACCAATAGAAGCTGAAGCACCTGTATCTCAAAGTGTTGATGTATTACAGCCAAAGAAAATGGTTGGACCTGTTACTGAAGAAGAATTTGATAAAATGTTTGAAGATATATTAAAAAGATAAAATGATAAAAGTACAAAAAGAAAGAGATAGAGTATTCATTACTCTTACTTCTCAGCTAGATAGAGAAGACGTAGCAGATTTAGTATCTGACCTTCAGAAGTGGTTAGATGATACAGTCGAAACACCACCTGTTAAGTTCCACAATCAAGCACATACAGAAGCTTATGAGCAAGCACAATCTAAATTAAAATTAGAAAAAGAAATGCGTAGAATGTTTGTAGATGTTTTGGATACAGAGTATTTGGAAACTAAATTTGCAACTGTTTACAAATTGGATGAATTAAATAGAGAGATTGAAATCACTCGTAAAAAATTAAATCAATTAAAATGAATACAAAAGAAAGAGTAGAAGAAATTCTAAAGAAGAAAACCGAAGATGTAACTCAGGAAGAAATAGATTTCGTATATGCTAACATAGATTTTCAATCCTTAGTTAATAAGGCTATAGAAAATATTAACAATAGCATAGACGTTGAAATTGATACTGATACAATCAAAAATAGTATTAAAGAATAAAAACTTATAGGGTAATGAATATAAATAATAATATTATTGTTAAATATAATAGCAAGGCTGTTTTTTTATTTTCTAAATTGCCATTTACTTTATATTGTTCAGCACCTTGCTTACCCTATATTTGGAGTCCGGTTTTTACTGGACTCCTTTTTTATGCTTTAATTATTTTATAATACTTATATTAAACTACTAAAATGGCACAAACAAAAAACAAAATAATGGTTCTACCAATTGAAGGAATATCTGATTACTTCATTGCTGACAACGGAACTGTATATTCAAAAAAGATTTCTAAAAGATACAATCCATACGGAGATATGAGAATTGTAAGACCACGCAAACACCCAAGTGGATACCTTTACATTGGATTATACATCGGAGAAGGTAAGAATAAGAAAAGATTATGGAGAAGAGTCCATAGAGTTGTGGTAGAAGCATTCATAAATAAGATACCAGAGGCTATGAATGTGGACCACATAGATGGTAATAGACACAACAATGATTTAAGTAATTTGAGAATCGTAACACATTCAGAAAATTGCTTAGCTGGATACCAAAGAAGAAATAAACAAAAGAAATGATATTAGATTTAGGAAACTTACACAGAAAATACAATTTAGAATTCAACGGAGTTCTTCACATTGGTGCTCACGCTGGGCAAGAGATGGGTACTTACAAATCATTAGGTATTGATCCTGTTATCTTTATTGAACCACAACCAAATATATTCAAGCAACTAAAATCTAACGTAGGCGATAAAGCAATTTGCTTAGAGATGGCAGTTGGTAACTATGAAGGTGAAGTAGATATGTGGACAAACGAAAACGATATGAATGGAAGTACATCTATATTACAACCACATATACATTTACAGCAATATCCTCACATCGTATTTGATAGAAGAATTAAAGTACCAATTAGAAAGGTAGATAATTTAGATATACCACAATGTAACTTTATTAACATTGATATTCAGGGATACGAATTAGAAGCACTTAAAGGAGCAGCTAAGTATTTGGAAGGAGTTGATTATATAATGAGTGAAGTAAACAAAGAAGAAGTATATAAAGATTGTGCCTTAATCGATTCATTAGACAAGTATTTAGATGGATTTGGTTTTAAGAGAGTTGAAACGGATTGGGCAGGATGGACATGGGGAGATGCATTTTACATTAAACAAAAATAATAATATGGGACATTTTAAAACAAAAACAATAATAGAAATTGGTGGCAACAATGGTGAAGATACAATGAAGTATGCAGAAGCATGTGATGTATTGTATGTATTCGAACCAGTACCTTATTTAGCAGATAAGTTAAGAGGTATGTTTGAAGGAAATCCAAAAGTAAAAGTAATTCAGAAAGCAGTATCTGATTTTAATGGTACGGCAAGATTCGGTATATCAGGTCCTAATCATAGTTGGAATTTAGGATGTAGTTCACTAAACGAATTCAATCCTAACATTGGAGAAGAATGGCCTGGCAGACCTGATTTTAATATGATGGAATATATTGATGTAGATGTAATTCGTTTAGATGATTTCATTAGAGAAGAAGGTATCCAATCAATTGAGTTCTTACATATAGATGCTCAAGGTTCTGATTTAAAAGTATTACAATCATTAGGAACGGAAGTACATAAAGTAAAAGCTGGAAGATGTGAAGCATCAAATACGGTAGCACTTTACAAAGATGTGGACAATTCAGCTAATTCAATTATGAAACATCTTAATCTACATGGGTATTATATGAAAGCAATCTTTAATCACTATGGAGACCAAATACAAATAGATGATTTACCTAACTCAACCGAAGAAGTGGATATATGGTTTGAGAGTATTGCAATATTTGGACACACTTTAAAAGCATAATATGAAATGGATTAAAATAGGCGATTACGTTGAAGCCCTTATACATGTAATCACATTAGGATTTGGACAAAGGTTATCAGAATGGATAGCAATTGATTTATTAGGATACCAATCATGCGGATGTTGCAAAAGAAAAGAATGGCTAAACCAATTAACCGATAAGGATTATGATGGTGAATGTAACGGAATAAAATTATAATATATGGCAGAAGAATTAAAACCAAATTTAGAGGAGAGTAAATACGCTCCATTAAACTTAGAAGAATTTAAACAATTAAAAGGACACTTAGAAGGTATTAAGAGTTTTTTACCTGAGCATCTAATGGGACCTTTTTGGAGTTGGTGTAATCGTATCAGAGGTGAGAAGATAAATCAACCTTGCTCATGCAAATCATCAGGAAGGTTATGGGCTGATTGCGTAGATACCCTAAGAACATTTGTAAGAACTAAGAGTGAATAAAATACAATCAGAGAACAATAAAAGATTAGATGTACTATTCCGTAATTCACATGGATGGTTATCAGCTGTTGCTTTCAATCTATCTAAAGATAAGGAAGTAGCAGATGAATTGGTTGGTGAACTATACCTTTATCTTGCGGAGAAATGTAATCCTGCTCTTTGGTATTTGAATTCATTTAACCTTATGTACTGCCATGCATTTCTCAATTCACGATTTCTCAATAGAATAAAAGCAGCTAAAAGGAATGTACAACTTTCGGATAGTTACGATGAAGTAGAAGCCGAATACGATGTAGATGCGGATGCTAAGGTAGAAGATGTATATAATAAGATGGTAGATGAATTAAAGAGATTAGAGAGGACTCGTTTATGGGCACCCTCTAAGATATATCAGATGTATGCGTTTGATAAGGAGATGACATTTGAGAAGTTAGCAGCAGAGTTAAAGCTATCTAAATCCACAGTCTATCTCAATTGTAAGAAGATTAAGAAACACCTAAAGGATAACTTAGATAACCCATTCTAAAAGGGATTTTAAGGGGGCAAGGTCCAACGATAAATACAAAGGTGGATATAGTTGTTATATATCTATATATGTTTAAATAACACCAAATAACAATGGCATTTGAAAAAGGAAACAAGCTAAGCAAAGGTAGACCGAAAGGGGCTGTTAATCGTTCAACTGAAATGATGAAGATTACTATTGCTCGTGCAATCGATAATACCCTCAATACTCTATCAAGCGATTTAGAAAAGATTAAGAAGAAAGACCCAGAAAGAGCAATAGAACTTGCTCTTAAACTAATGGAGTTCACACTACCTAAGTTGAGTAGAACTGAAATGAAAGCTGAAGTAGAACAAAAGATTCAGCAAATATCAGTAAACATAACCCAAAAGAGCATAGATGAATCTGGAAATTAATACAACGGTAACATACCAAAACCAAAACGATTCACCAACACGTACAACAATACACTATGGTGGTACTCGTTCAGGCAAATCATACGCACTATTACAATGGATAATAGTAAAGTGCTTGGAAGGTAAAGAAGATGTAGTGATAGTAAGAAAGACAATTCCATCCCTAAAGAGAACTATTGTAAAAGATTTCGAAGATATAATGACAAGTTTGGAATTATGGAACTCAACCGATTTCAATCAAACAGATAGAATTTATTCATTCTATACAGGCTCTACAATATCATTCATTAGTACGGATAACCCTGAAAAGCTAAGAGGATTAAAATCTTCTATTCTATGGTTGGAAGAAGCTAACGAAATAGATGAGGAGTCTTGGTTTCAGCTAAGAATAAGATGTACAGGTCCTATTATATTAAGTTTAAACCCTACTATTAGCCCGCATCATTGGATTAGAAGTATAGAAGATTGTACAACCTATTTCACTACATTTAAGAACAATCCTTATTTAGAAAAGGAAGTAGTGAGTGCTATTAAAGCCCTAGAAAGAACAAATCCAAAAGCATGGAGAACATACGGATTAGGTGAGTTCGTTCAAAACGATAAGGCTGTATTCACATTTAACGTAGTAGATTGGGTGCCGGATGATGCGGAGTTTGTGTGTATAGGAATGGACTTTGGATATAGTAATGACCCAACAGCTATTGTATCACTATTCAGAAAGGATAGAGAGATATACCTTATTGAGAATTGTTATGAAAGAGGATTGGTAACAAATGATATTGCTAATAAATTGAAAAACCTAATAGGTGATAACCGATGGGAGATATGGGCTGATAGTGCAGAACCTCGTTTGATAGAAGAACTATATCGATTAGGATTTAATATAAGACCCGTAGTAAAAGGTAAGGATAGTATTAACTTTGGTATTCAGGTTCTACAAAACTATTCAATCAATATACCTAAGACATGCCAAAACATAGTAAATGAATTTTATGGATACGAATGGGAAACAGATAGATTTGGTAAGCAATTAGATAGGCCTATTGATTTTAACAACCACGCTATCGATGCAGCCAGGTATGCAGCAATGATGAGATTATCGCAGGTAGCAACTGCTAAAGGAAAATATGTAATTAGAGTACGATAAAACAAAATATATGGAAGATAAACAATACCTTAAGATAGGTGAAGCCTTAATTGGTGAAGAACAAATAATGGAAATGGCAGCATACATTAATCATTTGGAAACGGAGAATGGTAAGATAATGGAAGAACTAAAAGCTTCTAAGGCTTATCTAGCTGCAACAGTACAACAAAGAAACTCTGCTACGAATAAGTTGAGGACAGTATTGGAAAGACAGCTTACTACTGTGGATATATCAAACGTACCAGTACAAAACGCAGAGTTCACTATGGTAGGAGAACTAGTCAACCCTGAACAATGGGCGGTACCTGAAGGTAAGGTTATAACAACACCTAAATCAAATAAAGCATAATATGAAACAAGAGATAAAATTAAAAGTACCTACAAGTTGGGAAGCAGTAACACTTAAAGATTACTTAGCCCTAAGAAAAGATATGGAAACATATAAGGATGAGCCTGAAGCAATTACAGCTTGTCTATTCCATCATCTATGTAAGTTCCCAGTACAATATCTAAATCAAATGGATATAGATACCTACGTTTCAATTAAAAAGGATTTAGAAGGTTTCTTTAATAAAGCTGAACATCCTCTAAAACGATACATCACAATAGATGGTGTGGAATATGGATTTGAACCTAACCTATCTAATATGGCTTATGGTGCTTATGTGGATATATCTAAGTACGAAACCATTGGTGTAGATGATAAGTGGGCAGAGATAATGAGTATCCTATATAGACCTGTTGTAAAGAAGCAAGGAGCCCTATACGATACAAAAGTATATGATGGTACACTATATCCAGAGAAGTTTATGGATGTAGGAATGGATGTACACTTTGGAGCACTTTTTTTTTTCAAGAATTTACTAGAGGACTTGCAGAAAGATACCCTGAACTCTTTGATGGAATCGACGGAACTTCCTCGGAGCATCAAATCAATTTTGGAAAAAAGTGGCGTTCTTACTCATCAATTATCCAATTGGCACAAAACAATATCCTAATGATGGATTTGGTGGTGAAAGAACCATTAGAGAAATGTTTATTATGGTTAGCATTCCAAGCTGATAAAGTTCAATTGGAGGATTTGTTACATAGACAAGCGATGAAGAAGATACAAGCATCTTAATGTATTATTTTTCGGATTCAGATTGTTAAAAGATAAAGTAATCCTATGAAGCTCAAAACTTATCCAGTTCCTAAACCTA